GTCGGTTCGCTCTGCATCAAAACGGGTATTCCCTGCGGCGGTTGTAATTTTCTTAATTGAATGGAGGTCGTCTCTGATCTCCCGGTCTATCGGTATTCTGATGGTTCTGTCCTCAAAGTGTCTCCTTATCGTAACAGCCATATCCTCTTTGGCCGAAGCTGTAAACATGACTGCCTCTGCGCGGCTCCCGTATTTTTCGACCGCTTCCTCGGCAAGCTGCATTCCGAGGCCCGTAGCATCTATGCAACACCGGCGCGTAAAGGGCAGATAGGTAAATAATATTTCCCTCTGGATTCTGAATGGCTCTCTAAAGAGTCTTCGCACCATGCGAGTCCATAGAACATCTCCAACTTTTTCCCATATCCATATAACGGTAAGGTCTTTCTTGCGTCCAATGTCCACCCCCATATAGAGATCACCCTGCAGGGCTGCAATATTCTGTATCTCTATACCGGCTCTTTCATCTTCACAGGATGTAATCATCTCGTAGGTAATATATGCCGTTGCTTCATCGATGAATCTGCATTCATACTCCTGCGCCCATGCGTCGGGGTCGGAGATTCCCGCCCGTAATTCTTCAATATTTCTGGGAAGCCCATCGGCGACTGCCTGATATATATCTGTCGTATGTCTCGACCATGTGCCGCTCTGATCTGTCATTAGCTCATAAAACTTATTGCTTTTGCCGTTTGGTGTTGAAATAACTCTCAGCATTAAACCCGGTTTGGAGACAATAGGGAAAACCGCCTGCCATATTTTGCGTGAATCGGCGTGGAAGGCAAATTCATCAAGGAGAACATTAGCTGAAAAACCTCTTGCTGTATCAGGGTTGGAAGGTAAAGCGGTAATTCTGGAGCCCCCCGGCAATATTACCTCCAACGCCCGCACAGTCGGCTCCCAGTCATATTCGAGCGCCCGAAAGCCTGTTCTGAAAGCAGCCAAATGTCTTTTTATTCCCTCTTCCATAGCTTCTCTGGCCTGCCTTTCTCCACGCGACAGGATTACCCAGCGGGATTTCTGCCGCCGGGATTCTTTTCCCAAACAGTCATTCACAATTTCAAACGTTGCCGTGAACGTTTTCCCGCACTGTCTGGACATCATGCCGGCCTTGAACTTAGCCTGATCTTTTACCCATTGTTGCTGATAATCATACAGCACAACAGCAGGGGATGTTTCTCTCTTCCGTGATTGAGGCTGAATTTTGTTTAAATCTTGCCAATGATTACCCTGCAATGCCATATATCTCCTCTCTCACCCTTCTTAAAGTTTCTTCATCTATGGCCCCGGCAAGATTTTTCTCTACATTTTCGGCTGCTGCTGCGGTTTTTTGTTTTATTTCAGCCATCCATCGCTTTTGTGCAATGCTCGCGCGGCTCAAATCTGCTACCATGCGTCCGAGCGATGCCAGAGACATGTCGCCCGGCTCCTCCATCCTGACCAGCGCCTGGAATGCCTTCTCCTGCACGAGCGCCATCAGCGCATCGCTCTTTACTCCGGCATCATCGCCTGCAGCGTCTACAACCGCCCGCGCTTGCTCTGTTGCAACCCTTATGGCGCCCAGCCGTTGTTCAAACTCCGTACCGTAACGGTGCAGAGCCGACTTGGATATTTCATAGCCCTCGCTGATAAGCCATTCAGATAAGGCTTCATATCCGGCAAACCCCCCGGAAATCAGCCTGTTATTTAGATCGGCTTTAACGTTATCAGGCAGCGTTAATATCTTTGATCTCTGTGGCATCTGCTCACCAGTATTTCTTTGGACGGGCTATGCCTGGATGACAATCAACTGTGTACTCAATAATATCTATGCCGTGGTTATTAATCTTTGCAAACCATATGGGGGTATCGCGTTTTGTGACTGTTGCGAGCTCGCGCTCGTTTAAATAATCCAGTTCCCGACGTATATCCATAATGGTCACATCAAGAATTACAGGCTCAATTACATTTTTAATAATCGCTTCGGATGTCCCGACAGGCTGGGCTG